ACGAGATAGCGTAGCGTCTCGTGGGCTCGGAGATGTGTATAAGAGACAGGAAAAATCCGGTCCCGCCGAAGGCGTGGGGTCTTGTTGTGTCTTTGGGTCGACGACCATCTTCGATATTGATATTCACATCAATATCGATTGTCAATTGTCCTTCGACCTGAGCTGTCGAACATATTCGTCCCTCGCCTGACACAACTTCGCATGTAAATCCGTCTCGGACAAATGGGTGTTCGCCTTACGGACCTCGTCGAGCATGGATTGGTACGCCGCGATGGCGGTCGGTGTGCAAAAACGCATTGTTTGTTTTGAGGTATATGTTCGTGGTCCACGTGATTGTTGGGGGACGCATCGCATCTTTTTTCAACATTGATATGCATGTTGATATTGATTGCTAATTTGGATTCAACATTGATGTTCACATGGGTCCTAAAAAAATTTTTCCAACTCCTGGTGGGTTAGGCTTACGTATGTATGTTATGGTTCACGGTGTGTATGCACGTGTGGCGTGAGCGTGATATGGGGTCTACGAATTTCTGATCCGGGCTGGAAAAAATTGACCTTGTATGTACTATGCACTATCGATTGTCTATGTGGGGTATGAGAATTTTTGATCCGGACTGGAAAAATTAGACATTGCATATGACATCGATTGTCTATGTGGGGTATGAGAATTTTTGATCCGGACTGGAAAAATTAGACATTGCATGTACTATGCACTATCGATCGTGATTATGCACGTGCACGTGGATCGTGAATCTGGGTCTACGAATTTTTTAGTCACACTGGGATTTTTTGATATTCGATGTATTGTCGATTGTCTATGTGGGGTATGAGAATTTCTGATCCGGGCTGGAAAAATTTAACATTCGATGTGTCGTCGATTGTGATTAAACACTTTAAGACTGCTGGTTCTATTCTTATAGTAATGGCCACCATAACAATCAAGATCGAGTCTGAGCAGCTTGCGCGCGAGGTTCTGACGCAGCTTGGCTATCTTCCCAGTGATGATGTTCCGGATCTGATTTCGGTCGTGAGCGAGGATGAGCAGCCAGAGGCTCCGGTTGTGCCCGAGGTGAAGGAGCCGCGGCTGGTGTCGAAACCTGAATCCTCTCGTGATGCGGTTGCCAAGGATAAGGTTCTTGTCTCTCACGGTCTGCTTCCACCAGTCGCAGAGGAAGTCTGGTGTCCCGAGCCGAACGACGAGGGGTTCGGAACGCCTATCGACCATATTATGAGAGAAGATCGACGCTATTGGTACGGAACGCCTATCGACGCTATTAATTCGGATCAGAAAATCAAAGACGAGTCTATGGAGATGCTTGCGCGTGAGAAGGAGGCAGCTACCAAGAGGAAACTCGAAAAAAAGGAGAAGACACAGAAGGATTTTCGCGCGGCTGCAGCCATGATGAAGGAACGGCTTACACATTCTCAGTACTTGCAGTTCCTTGACGTCCATAAAATAGATCCCAACTTGGATCCAGATATCCATGAGGTTGTATATGAGCTCCTCGGTGACACTGATGAGGATTACCTCAAGTACTTTGAGGAGAAGGACCGCATCTCATATAAGCAGTACCTTGAAGAGTCGTCTTAAAAAGGTAGCACTACATTTGAATAATGGTTGATGTTGTCCTGACTTGTATTATTATCTCAATCTGTATGAATTTCGCCACCTTAGCCCTGGTGACTCGTGAGTTGGTGGCTCGCGAGTCGAAGGACCTGCCCGGATACGACCCGAATCACTTTAGGGATTAAGACGATTGTAGAATAATGCAGAACGTCATCGAACGCATAGCTCACTACGCAGACATTGATACGAGACGTGCGATGGGGTTTCAACCGAGAAAATTGCCGCCAAGTACTTTGAGGAGAAGGACCGCATCTCATATAAGCAGTACCTTGAAGAGTCGTCTTAAAAAGGTAGCACTACATTTGAATAATGGTTGATGTTGTCCTGACTTGTATTATTATCTCAATCTGTATGAATTTCGCCACCTTAGCCCTGGTGACTCGTGAGTTGGTGGCTCGCGAGTCGAAGGACCTGCCCGGATACGACCCGAATCACTTTAGGGATTAAGACGATTGTAGAATAATGCAGAACGTCATCGAGCGCATCGCACACTTTGCAGACATTGATACGAGACGCGCGATGGGGTTTCCACCCCGAAAGTTACCCGCGTGTCACTTTGATTTCCCTAAAAGATTCTTCGGATATGCTAATGTAGAAATTACATTCGACAGTGGTATACGTTTGACTGTGTTCCATTACGAAAATGGTCATGCAGTTTTCTGGTCATTTGGTTGTAATGGTCCTATATGGGAAGTGGAACAAAGAGGATATGTGTTTAGAAGAAATGGCAAGATAGAAATTTACGGGTTGGGTCGACAAGATTTACTGCACCCAGATTTCAACGAGGATGGGTCGTTTAAAAGGTTGAGACGTTTAGATATTAAATGATATTCACTTGGCTAAACGACGATGAACTTCGTGAAATAGGGTGGGAAGAGGAACATATACGTTCGGGTCTCGTGGGTCAGGTGGCTGCGTTCTTTTTCGTGAAGGACGAGAGTGACGTGTATAACGTCCGGAGAAACTTCAAGAGCGCAACGTATGAACTGACAGAGAATGTGACGTTTCGCGGCGAGGAGTGGGCGGCTCTCATCACGACTTGGATATAAATGTGTTAGAGAGACCGAGCGTGTAGAAATCAAATGAGTCTGTCGGCTCTGTGCAAGGTTTGTCTGTACTACAATCATGGCAACAAGACGTGTGGTCGTTCAATCGTCGCGGTTGACAAGGGCAAGGTTTTTCACGACTACGCCAAGGCTGTCCGTCTCGACAAGACCAAGTGCGGTCCACAGGGAAAGTGGTACGAAGAGGTCATGGGTCCGGACGGACTCTCGAAGAAGACGGTACTCGATGATCTGTTTGAAGATTTTGATATTTAGAAATAATTTATGAAGTTATATTAATGCCAACTGCGTTCCAGAAGGCAAATGCCCGGAATAAAGCAGAAGTCAAAAGACTGGAACAACTTATAGAAAATTTGAAATTTATCAATAAGTATCACAACGCCAGCAACTCACCCGAATGGCTTTGGTATTGGGAAAACAATCATGGTAACGGGCTTTCAGAAGCTAACATTCCACGTATTCAAAATGCGGAACGTGCGCGCAATGCAAACCCAGCCAACTATACTTTTCCCAAGTTGCAAAAAAAACTCGCGAACCTTGCGAATAAAACACTGATACAGAGGTGGATGTACGGGTACGTCCCCAGGGCGGGCGCCAACTGGGTGAAGAAAGGAGGTCTCCTTGTACCGCCCCATATCCCCGAATGGGAAGCTGACAATTTCCGCCGCGAGGTAGCGCCCGGGTGGAGAGGCGCATTGGGGCGGAACACGAAATCTGGAAACTGGCGAAACGTATTTACAGCCGAAGGACTGCTCAAACCCACCGTACACACCGCCCGGAGGAAACCTTCACCGGCCAAGCGTCCGGAACGCCACCTCCCGACCCTTAAAGAACTCGCGTGGGCGGCCCCAAGTTCAAATGAAAACTTTGAAACCGTGAAAACTATGAACAATAAACAACTTAAACTTCATTCAAAGGTGGGGCCTGTAAACTGGACGATGTTGAAGCCGAAGAAGCGCGCAGCTCCTCTTCCAGCGAACAACTTGACAAAGTACAGACGCGAAGCAGCAGCGCGTGTAATTGGAAAGGCGTCCAAGAAGTATCTAAAGAAAAAGCCTAGTCAGGGACCGGCGCCGCGTTCACCAGCGACTTTGGCGCGTCAAGCGAACCTCGGAATCATGGGTGGGGCTCGAGGTGCGCCCGGTGCTGCAAACAACACGCGCATCACGTGGAGCCGTCACGCCAACGGAAAAATCAACCGGTTCAAGACGCTCGAGAACATCAATCTACGCTTGACGCAAGCCGAGAGAAACGCACTGAATAAAATGACGGAAAATCAGGCGGTAAACTATATCAGAAACCTGGCTCGGCAGAGATAATCTCAGCCTAAATTAATGCCAACTCGAAGCAATTTACTTTTAAAATATATTAAACAAGGGTCACCCCCAAAAGTTACGCGTCGGAATGCCCTCTTAAAAGCAACAAAAGGTCCTACCCGGCGCGAGGCTCTCATGAAAATTATTGGACCAATTCCCCACTTGATTACGGGATACAAAAACACAAAGGGTCGCCCATTCTATGTGACTCTTAAAGGAAGTTATATTATTCGCGTGAATGGCAAATCAGTGTACGGGCGCAAAGCAAATTCGTGTCATGTCCCCGTCAAGATCCGCCCGCGCAAGTGTAAGAGCAACAAGGCTTAGAGTCACCCCGCGTGTACTTACTAACCAAATGGCTGACCGTTCCCTCATTTTCCTGCTTGACCGCTCGGGGTCCATGGAGACGTGCTGCGATGACACCATTGGCGGATTCAATTCATTCGTCAAGGATCAGGCGGCTCTCGGGGGCAAGCTCACCCTAATTCAGTTTGACCACGAGTATCTCATGTCGTACGAGAACAAGCCCCTCGGGGAGGTGGAGCCCTTGACGACGACAACTTTCAAGCCTCGCGGTTCTACGGCTCTCCTGGATGCGATTGGTCGTGCCATTAAGGAGTGCAAGACCGAGTCTATTCCTACAATCATCATTCTGACGGACGGACAGGAGAATTCAAGCCGCACCTATACAAAGGCGCATATCAAGGATCTCATTTTCGAGCGTCAAAAGGAGGGCTGGACTTTCATGTACCTGGGCGCAAACCAGGATGCATTTGCAGAGGCGGGGTCTATTGGAATCGACCCGGCAGGTACCATGAACTTCGACGTGAACAAGACTCCTGATGTATTCCGTGCTCTGAGTGCCACCGTCAGCCAGCGCGCAACCTACTAAAATAATGATGTGTAATAGTAAATGTTCGGTCAGAAGAAATCCGGTTTCAATCTTTCTAGTCTCACGAAAACTGCTGCGTCCTTCGGAATAACCCCCAACTTGGTTAAAAAACACGCAACTGCTTACGGAGGACAACTCGCGGGTGCAGCAAAAGCTGGACTGAACGCGCGCGTTGCCAGTACCGCAACTGGTCTTCAAACTAAAATTGCTGGCGCTCCCCCAACCCCAACCCCTGTGAAAATTCAAAATGCAAAGCCTATTAGCCCACCTGGAGCCACGTTTTAACCTGCTGCTGTTGTTGCTGCTGCCATTGCTTGTGCTGCCGCAATCAGTCCCTGGAGACGTGACTGGAGCTGAGCATTCTTTGTCGTTTTCAATTCTGAAAGAGATGAAATAAGTCCATCGAGTTCTTTATTCATAGCCAGCTGTGCACCGCGTACATTGTTAGGCGCCATCAATCCCTGTACTTGCTCAGTGGTTGGGATGGCTGCCTCGGCTGCGCTAAAATTTGGAAGACTCTTGGCAGCGGCAATAGCTGCCGCCACCTCTTCTGGTGCTGGCGCCTTGAATGCCTTGAACGCGAAATAGCCAGCAACACCCATTGCAAGTACTGATACGCAAATTATGAAAATTGAAAAATTCATGTTATTAGTCGAATTTTTGTCCTTTTCCTTTTTGTCGAGTTTCATATATGTATTGATATTCATAGCTCCTAGAGCAATACCTATAATGGCTATAACCACAAAGGCTGCTGGAATCATAGCCTCCTTGGCACCCATTATTATGACTCAACATATTTTATAAGACTCCAGCGATTTTATACTCTGCCCCTTTCTTGACTACGAAGAACATGATGAGACAGCACACGAATAAAACCAAAAATGCGATCCATGAATTCCATAGATTTTGCTTCTTGGTCTTGTCCGCCTTGTCACCCATATTCTTCTGCTGGATCCAGCCAGCCAAAGTTCCTATGAAAATTGCAAACATGATGAAAGCGCACGCGGCGAAACCATACGAGGCTATCTTGGCTGTTCCCTGAGCGGCATTCTTTGCCATCAGGACTTCGCCTGCGCCTGGGATGGCATATCCGACCGCCTTGGCTGCGAGTTTTCCCTCGATACTCATTTCTATTACTTGGCGTATACTATTTTCTCACCGAGTACGCCCTGAGTTTGCCGCAAAGCAGCCTGGAATGAGGGCTTTGACCACAAAAGCCAACGAGACCAAAATCCCGCGGTGTATTTCCCGTTGCGTCCCCATGATTCCCTCTTTTTGTGGCGAATCAAGTACCGCTCCATACGCTCCTTGTTTTTATGGATCGTATAGTCTGAGTATCCCTTGCGCCCGAACCTCACCACCTTACCATTCGGGAAAACAGCCATGAATTTATGAATTTTATTATTGGACTTGTATATTTTGACACTCATCTATATTATGATACTTCCAAAAAAAACCTCCCGATGTCTTTTGTTTGCCTTTGCAGCATAAACTTATACCCTGTTTGAAAATTCCAAGAGTTTCCCCCGCCTGTTTCATAGAATCAAAAACTGCAATTAGGTCGCCATCCAACGAAAGTTGTTTCACACTCTTACTGATAGCCTGACTCCGTTTTGCGATAGCCTCTTCTGTTTTTTTCTTTCCTTTCATTGCTTCACTAATTTTTGCACGCAACTTTTCACTTGCCTTTTTTCCAAAATTGTAATTTTTTTCGCCTTTCCGTGCCTCACTCAATTTTGCGCGCGTCTCTTCACTCACTTTTGTTCCTTTCCGGGTCTCGCTGATCTTTTTACGCGTCTCTTCTGATGGTTTTCCACCTCCCCCACCTTCTTGTAGGTTATAACCCGATGGACTCAACGTGTTTAAAAATTTTATAAAAAATATTTCTTTTTCGTCGAGTTCTTCTTGGGTACATTCCCCGTCCCATAAAATTTCGATCATAAAGTTCTCCTTCCCGTGTGCTTGTATAGAATTTCTCAATTTCAAACAACTACTGCCGGGCGTACAATGCTGTTTCCATCTTTTGTCTAAATCCCGGGTTTGTCCAATGTACAACTTTTCATCAAAATTGTTGGAAATTTTATAAATTTTCCCAACCTCCATACTTACTATGGGCTGAGGAAATTTTTTAGGAAATTTCACACGCACCCGCCTGGGGTTGGACCTACTACTCATATATATATAATATATATAAGGGATAGATTATAACATTTTATACTTTACTAATTTTTTATATAATATCTCTCGTAGGAAATTTCACAATCCTACTCCTATTCCACAATCTTTACAATCTTGCCGCGTTCAAGTGAAAGACCATAAAGTGCGAGACTTTCCTTTAATGCTTCGACTTTGATCAGCGTTTTAGCACCTGTCCAATTACGAAATTCTGACATGAGTTTTGTAAGACTCACATCCTCACCTGTTGGGTTCCAGGACTTTAGAAACTCGTCCATATATATATTAAAGACGCTTATTTTTTAAATAAAATTCACAATCGTATTTTTGAGTAGAATTTTGAATGGATATGTGTCTAAGAATTCAGTCAGAGTTTCTCTCATCGTGACCAAAAATTCAGCCTTGTCATCACCTGTTATGCCATCCCATTCTGCATCATCAAGATCCAAGCCATTCTCACACTGGAGCCATGAGTAATACTCGTAATAATTTTCATAATCTCGCGGAAAATGCTTCAACAGTACGTGATTCACGAAAAGTTTTATAAACTCGTCCATCTTTACTATACGTACGGGGTCCTCCTTAGTAATTTTGATCCAAATTTCATTCTTGGAGCGATTCGGTTTGACGAAACATACGTTGAATTTATCTTTCATAACCTGCTTGAAAAACCAGGGAGTAATCATCTGTACTGGAAGTTTTGGGGGTGGGCTGGGAGTTTCCCACTTCACCGAATCAAAACACCTGATGGTCTCTATAGGAACTTTCTGTCCTGGAACTTCCCGTACATATTCAGTTTCCGCTGGACGGTCACATGGATTCTTACGGGCGAGATGCCGACGCATAGCTGTAACACGATATTTATCATTCGAGAAATCTTTGCCACACTTGGGGCAAACCACGGGAAGAGACATCCTTACCATGGGCTGAGGAAATTTTTTAGGAAATTTCACACACCCGCCTGGGGTTGGACCCCCCCCCCTCCTCCCTTC